CCCATAAGCAAACGCTTAGTCTCTTTAGGCATTTTGTATTGACTGTTTGATTTTTTCATAATATATCTTTCAGAAAGTGGGGCATGAAGCCCCACCGTTTATGCTGCAACTTTTTCTTGTAGAAGTTGTGGCTTAAACTCTTTTAGTTCATTGCTGATTTCAATCTTGCGTGGTTTCTTGTGTTCTGGAATGATGTTCTCAAGTCCAACACGTAGAATACCATCTTTGATCTCAGCACCCTTTACTTCAATGGTGTCTGCGATTGTAATGACTTTGGTAAAAGAGCGAGTGCCGATACCACGATATAGATAATTGGATTCATCTTTATCTTTCTTGTCACCCTTTATGGTTAAGTTACCATCTTGTAGTGAGATATCGATTTCGTCTTTTGCAAAACCTGCAACAGCAAGTTCTACCACATATTTGTTCTCATCTGCTTTGATGATGTTATGTGGTGGAAATGTTGAAGGTTTAACTTCATTGTCAAGCATTTTCTCAACATCACGAATAAAATTTTCAAAGCCAAGTGTTTGATGGAACAAAGGTCCAAATGAAATGCGTCCTACCATGTTACTCTCCTTATTAAGCAAGTTAAAATACGTGACCCCGAAGGCATCACGACTTACTTGGCAATCTCAAACGCTGTGCGATTGACAAGATAAGTTCTTTGAGGATTTGATTGAGTAAAGACACGAACGAATTCGTTAGCTCCTTCTCTAATCACATCATCGTAATTTCTAGTATATACTTCTTCTTTAGTATATTTGTTTACCAACTTCGTTGGATTTACTTTCGCTTTGTGCATGATTAATCACCATTTTAGTAATCAGATTTCTTCTTACCTATATTATATTTAGTTACTAAGTCCCAATCGTCTTTATCTTTAAATGATATAATTTTAATCTGATGGATAGGTGCCATGTTATCTTTGACAACTTGTGAATTCATAATCTTCACTAATCCCCATTGTTCCAAAAGATTTGCAATCGTATTTCTACGTTGAATATCGTTCTCTGAAATATTAGATGGTTTGCCATCTAATGCAAAAAGTTCTTTAAAGTGTACTATATAATATCTACCTTGTTTGTGTAAAATGTGACAAGATTGATAGAGGATTCTTTCCTTGCGTGATGAAACACCAATTCTTGTTAGAGTTTCACGTACCTTCAGAAAGTCATCTTCTTCACCTAGTTCGACTTCAACAAACTTAGAAATATCAGCCATATCATTTCCTTAATCCACCCTTTCGAGTTTTTTCTTTTAGTTCTTGGATTTGTTCATCACTAAGTAGGCGTAGAGCTTCAAGGGCTTTTTGATTGGAATATCCATAAAGTAACTTCAAACATTCTATATCGTCACTTGATTCACGCTTAATCCACTTAGCAAATGGTCTTTTCGTTGACCGTACAGTATTTAGTAAAAAGTCAAATTGCATCTTTTTGTCAGCAGATGAACGAATATTCATCTCATTTGCCCACATGACACAATCATAATGATACGAAATACTACGGTTGACCAGATATGGAACATAGTCTTTTTCCGACTCTGCATCTTTGATGAGATTATTCTTGCCTTGAAGAATCTCTTTCACATAATCAAAAGGATTACTCATAATTATCGATTCATGTCGAAAACTTTTTCAGGAACGTGATTCAAACTCTCTCTCATATTGTAAGCGTTGTGGCAGAACATTTCAATATTTTTTGGGTCAAGATTGTTTTCATCACCGTCTTTGAACAAGGTGTTTAATTGCGATATCCAAGAATCATTCTGCATGAATGATCTTACCGTTACTTTCTTACCAGTCTCACGAACATATTGTTCATGGGAAGATATCAAACAAGATTCTCCACATGAATCGCAAATTATCTTTCTGTTAAATTTATTTTTTGTCAATTCCTTAGTTTCAGTTTCTTCCAATAAATTGACTAAGTGTTGATATAAACCAAAACTTCTAAAAGTGTTTTGCATTATATCATCCTTAACCATATTACTGATAGGAACATCAGCTAAGTGTATAAATTTAGTTAGTCGCTTTCTAATCAAATCGATCACTTCAAGTTTGTGCTGTTTAGAAACATCCATACTATCTAATTTTGATATCATCTCATCATAACGTGGCATTCCAGTACGCATTGCACGTCCAACTAATTGATCCTTAGCCATTACCACTTCTTGTTGTGTCGATGCAGTCCAATCTACAAGATGTGTCACTCCAGGAATATCTGTTCCAACAGTCAATGATTCAACGACTAGAATTATAACAGGGTGAGTTTCAATAGAATTTACTTGAGAAACAAATTTTCTCTTATCAACATATTTACCATTGATCGTGGCTTCATTCTCATCATTTCTAACAATATAGAAATTATTGGATTTTAATACTTCCTGAGTTTTTTTGCGGAGTATTTTTTCAATTTCTTGAATCAAATAGAAAGATGAGTTTTTCTGTTTACGTGGAAGCTTCCAAAATAACTTTGGTATATCAATACCTACTTTTTTGAATTCCAAACATTTCATCAAGTAATCTTCAATGACAGGCATTGTGTAATCAACATATATCTTAGCACTTTTGGTATCAATGATTTTATTCATTGATGAACTATAAGGTTTTATCGAGAATTCTGTAGCAGGAGACAGTTTAGGATCACGTTTAGTATTTGCGATTTGTATAAAGTTGTCACCGAATTTTTGTTCTGCTGTTGGTGTTGCACTAAATCCAAAAGAAACAGCCTTAGCATGTTTTCTAATAGTTGAAATGGTATTAAATGCAGCGGCGGTATATACTTTGAACCAGTAACCGTAGTTATCCTTAGTCCAGTCTGCACCAGAAGTTCCTGATCCTTTGTGCGCTTCGTCAACAAAAATTGTTACCACTTTATCTTTATTAAAAGCTTGACATTTCTTTGAAAATTCTTCTATTAGTTGTTGATTTCTAGGTAGAGATAGAAATTGTTGTGTTGCGAAAAATACAGGCATAGGAGCAGTATTATTCAATGAATCAAACATATCAATATATGTACTAATGTTAGAACTGTCTAATTCGATTGGAATGTAATGCTTTTTAACTTCTGTTATCTTTTTTGCTCTCTCAACCATATTAGCAACCAAATCTACACTAGGAGCACAAATTATAGCAACAGAGGTATATTCAGTTATTTTAGGAAGTACATGATTCAATAGGACTGTACTTTTTCCAGAAGCAGTAGGACTAGCTATCACATATCCACTATCAATAAATTGATTGAATGATCCGTCTGATAATTTTTTAGCGTTATAAGCATCAGACAACATATTCAATACAGGATTAAGAATACCAGTTTCTTGTTCAGGATAAAGAACTATCTGTTTTGGAAATGCAGAGACAACTTCCTTATAGGTATCGGAAATACGAACAGAATCTTCAATAGGTGTTATAGATAATTTTTGCATAATATTTTCCTTACACGAACTCACATTCAACCATCAGTTCAGTCAAACATGCGACCATATTGATTTCTGGATCAGCAACAAAAGCATTCTTGTACTGATAGTCAGCAAGAATACAAACTGCTTTTGGAATCGAATTTGGTTTCAATATGTCATACATGTTATCATAAATCATTCTGAAAACTGTAGTAGGATCGATATCTTCTGTCGCTGCCCACTTACGAATAGAACCAAAGTCTTTGGCAGAAATGTGTTTTACGATATCAGAAATTTTTGTTGATGATATCTGTGCAAGGATACCTTGATTGATCTCACCAAACTTTGAATACCTTTGCAGTTCATTAACGACACGACGGAAGTCTGGAAAGTGTTTCTTGACTAACTCGGCAACAACTGCCTTATCGAACTCGATTTTTTCACTTTGCAAAATCTCTTGAATTCGTTTGAAAAACTGTGAAGCCATCTTTTCCTTCTCACCATTCTTCAAACCGAAATCAATCACCGCACACCGTGAGTGCAACGGATCAATGATACGATTCTTGAAGTTACATGTAAAGATGAACGAACAGTTACTTGCGAATTCTTCAATCGCATTACGCAGAGCAGGTTGTGTAGAATTAGGATTTAGATAATCCGCTTCGTCAATGATGATAACCTTACGATTACCATCAAATGACATAGAAG